GCGCGGCCCTCCAACGGATATGGCCCGACAGACCGGAGACGAAGGAGTGGTAAACCCCGGCAAAGTCCTCGACCTCCAACTCGGTCAGCATCCCAAACCTGACGGTTTGAACAACACGTAGTGAATCCTGAAAAAGGCGCACTAACGTACTGTTCAAAGAACCGTAGGAAGAAGATACCGAAGTTTTGGAGCGTTCGACCTCTAAGCCAAGACACGATACCCATTCCATCCACTGACCCGAAAAGGTCCTGGATGAAGAGAATAGAATATCGTCGCCATTAATTGCCAAGGGCACAGTACGGTGAGAGATCCCAAATTTATATGCAGCATAGCGAAAGGCTATGTAATTCTGCATACAAAGAAGGGGGAAACTCAAGTACGAGCCCATCTGTTGACCGCGAGTCGCGCGGAAGTCGAGGTCGTGAACGAGGGAGAACAAGCGCGGACGAAGCGATAACATCGCGTAGTCCTTGACAGAGTCCGGCACAGAGACCGAACGATCAAGGATTGCACGAAGTATTGCCTCGGCAACCTCTATAGAGAGGCCGTCCGTAGCAGACTTGTAGTCACCCGAAGTCAGAACCGAGGAGGGGGAGAGAGAGGTGAAGCCTGCGCGTCGGAGTGTGTCCGTCGTCACGTCGCCACGATGAAGCCAGCGCTTCCTAGAGAGCATTGCATACAACGACTTATGAAGAGGTTGTAAGCAAAGACTTTCAGAAGGCTGCTTCGAGAGGGGGCGAGGACGACCGGCAGACTGAACGACGGTGAGCTCGGCGCAGTAATCGGAAGGTGAGAAAGACTCACGCCCGAAAACTACATCGAGAAAGGAAGCATGATCGAAATCAGTTCCTAATTGACCACCGTCGGACCGTTTACCGTCGACACATCCGGAGAGAGGGGGTACACAGGTTGAAGCGAAGTCCTCGTACATTGAAGGGCTAATTCCACGAGGGAATAGCTCTTGAGCAATGCGACGAGCGAACTTGATGTACCCCGGAGGCAGGACGGGAGGAGGGGAGGAGAAGGTTTGAGAAACCTTGGCGATTAGCGGTTCATCCATACATTGGCAAGAAGCTGGCAGAGCCTTCTTAATGGACTGGAAAGACATTTGTTCCTCCTCAA